AATCAGAATGCACGAGAGATCTCTTGCGGATGAAATACACTACTCTCCATATCATGAGGAGCAACTAGACAAGATTGCGTTTGGTACTGCTAACCTAAACAGATTTGTAGCATACACAGGTCGTAAGTACATCAAGATCGTTATGCAAGAGTTTGGCAGACACGAGACAGAGTACAGAGACAGCACTGTTCATGCTTTTATAGATAAGAAGACAGGTGAGGTGTATATGCCTGCAGGTTATAATGCACCAACAAAGACAGGTAAGTATCCAGTAAGATGGGACTTACGTATCATCAAAGACAGAGAGTACATCCTCAATCCAATAAACTGCACATGGTCAGGTGGTTATCTTTACGACAGATCAACATTACCTACCAAGTACGTTTAAGACCCCACAAGGGGTCTCTGACCCCTTCTAGCACAGTAGAAACATGCCAGTATATAGAGACTACGAAATTAGACTTAATCTTAATGAACTAATAGAACACAGGATTCCAACCTGTGATTTGTTGCATCCAGACCACTGCTTAACTGAAAGTCAAGTGGCACAGATAGCACATGATATTAATATGGATTTAGATCTACATCCCATATATCATCAAATAGATGATCACATCATGCGTTATGTTAAAGCAGCAGGTATTGACAATACAGATCATTGGGTAGAACCTAGACTAGAAGACCTATGATGAAACTCGTTGAGTACATAGTTATAGTAGGAATGGTAGTATTCTTAGGATTTGTATTTTTATATGAGTTGATAGATCTGTTTTTGGTCAGACCTATCTATCAAAGGTTCTTTAAAAAGAAAAAAAGGAGGAGAAGGCGATGAATGACATAACCATATTCATATTTGGTCTTAGTTTTGCAGCAGTTGTTGGTGCAACGTTCGCATTTATGTGGAAGATGACAGGTGCTGTATTAGAAGATGTGAATAAACCACGGAAACCACAGAGAACAGTGCATCCAGAGATGAAAGATGTACAGAGTGGTGATGAACTATTAGTATTTAAAGCAAACGATGACAGTTAATGTATCTCCAGTTGATAATTATGTATCACATGTATTTCCAGTAGGGATTTACGCAAAGCAAGGTATATTAGATGCGGATGAGAACGCAAAAGTGCTCTCTAAAGTGTATGATCTCCGCAAGATATTCAAAGAAGGTAATACAAAAGATTGGATGAGTGGTGCAATGTCACCTGATAATTGTTTTCATGTCACCGACCTTACGGAGTATTTGGAGTTTAGTACGTTAATAAACAGAATATCCGATTGCGTACAAGACTTCGCACTCTACTATGGTAGTGATGAGCTTTATGAATGCACAGAATCATGGTATAATGTTTACTCAAGTGGAAGATATCAAGAGTTCCACATGCATCCTTACAATATATTCTCCGCAATATATTATGTCAAGGTACCAAATGGAGCAAATGGCACATACTTCAAGCGTCCTGATATGGGAGCGATGTTACCTCCTAAGAATAAAGTGCAACCAACTCCACTGAATCAGGATACTTTGATAGCACCTCCGCAAGAAGGAACTGTCATAATATTCAGATCAAATTTACAACACTCGGTTCCCCCCTCGACATTTGAAGGAGATCGTGTTACAATTGCTCTTAACTTCGCATAACTTATGAATGGATGGTATGTAGTATTTTGGACAGTAACAAGTCTGTTCATCCTCAGATCTCTTGGTGTATTCAAACCAAGTAAAAAGAAAAAGAAAAAGAAATGAGGAAACTATGGAGGATATGGGCAAAAGCACTCGGTGATAAGTCTGGTAAATCTGATAAGGAAGCAGACTTCGTTGCAATCATAAGAACCTTTATATTCCTCCAATTGATTATCACCAACTGTTTTATCGTGGGTGGAAATATACGTCATTGGAATGACCATTACGAAAGACCACACTACGAATTGACAGAGCAATAATTTGTTGCTATCATTAGACCATGAACATTTTTGTTACCGATCCAGATCCAATAGTATCAGCACAGTGCTTACCTGACAAGCATATTGTCAAAATGCCATTGGAAACATGTCAAATGCTATCCATTGTTGGTAGTGACAAATGGGGTCATGGTTTTGGTATTGTACCTAAGTTAGATGGTACACCATACAAGACAGACAAAGGTGCATTCAGGAATCACCCATGCACTATCTGGGCACAATCACATTGGACATGGTTAATCAATCATGGTCTTGCATTGTGTGCAGAGTATACTCACAGATACAATAAGGTTCACAGTTGTCAATCTAGTATCGAGTACGTTAACAATACATTCCCCCATCACGATGATTTCCCTACGAGCTATACCCGAGCCATGCCCGAACAGTTTAAATTTGACACAAGCATTAGTACTTTTACTGCTTACAAGAATTACATTGGCAGCAAACCTTGGGTTGCATCTAATTATCTTCGTGACCCATCCAGAAAACCAAATTGGTTATGAATAAGATACTGTTCGGTGACTGCCGAGAAACATTAAAGACACTTGATACTAAAGCACGAATGTGTGTGACCTCTCCTCCTTACTATGGTTTACGTAACTATGGTAATGAAGACAATCAAATTGGAATGGAATCAACACCAGAGGAATATATTGCACAGTTAGTGGACGTTTTTAGAAGTGTACGTGATGTGTTGACAGATGATGGTACGTTGTGGCTTAATATAGGAGATACCTATTATAACTATAGATCCGATGGAAACTATCCAAAACAGACAGTTTCTAAATCTAAACAAGACCTACCAGACTTCTCACCTGTTCGTGGTAACAAACTACAAGGACTAAAGAGTAAGGATTTGATTGGCATCCCATGGATGTTAGCATTTGCATTACGTGCAGATGGATGGTGGTTGAGACAGGATATAATATGGCACAAACCAAATCCTATGCCAGAATCGGTTAAGGATAGATGTACCAAAGCACATGAGTACATATTTTTATTGAGCAAAAGCAAAAACTATTATTATGACAATGAAGCAATTAAAGAACCAGTCAAGCAAGACTGGGGAACGAGAGATAGATCTAAAGGGAAATATCATAATGAAGGCACAGGGTTACAGCCACATAGTGGTCTTGAGAAGTCATACACCACAAAGAATAAACGTTCAGTATGGACAGTTACAAATAAACCGTACAAAGGAGCACATTTTGCAGTGTTCCCCCCAGACCTCATTGAACCATGTATCTTGGCAGGCAGCGGTGAGGGTGATGTAGTTTTAGATCCATTCATGGGATCAGGAACTACTGCTATGGTTGCTCGTAAACACAATCGTAACTACATTGGTTGCGAATTGCACGAGGACTATGCCAGTTTACAAACTGACCGAATAGACAGCATTCCATCCCAATTACCTGCTATACTATGGAAGTAATCATCACACCAGACCATTTAACTATGTCAAAGAGATACGAATCACCATTTTCAAAGAGTGAACTAAGGTATTTCCAGTCACTTATGCAGAATGACACAAAGGCAGAGGGTAGAGGTGCTACCTATGCTAAACTAGAGGTATTATTAAATGGACGCTAAAGAATTAACAGGAGCAGAGAAACTCCTCTTCATTTTCTCATTCATCAACTTTCTACATTGGGGAACTCAGGTATGTCTTGTTATGTTACGTTTGGCGGGTATCGCAATCGCAAGCGGATCACTCGTGCTGCAATCGAGTGGTTCATACAACATCGTAAACTCAATCGCTTCAACACGTTTATCCATGTAATTGATAAGCGGTTGTGGCCAGAGGATGATGGTGCATGTATCACAGTAGGTGCACAATCAAAACCTAGATACTTTGAGATCGAGATGGAAAACCGTCTAGATAACAAAGAACAATACCTTACCACATTATTTCATGAGTTAGTACACTTCGAGCAACGTATTCGTGGTACTCACCAAGTGAGATATGATACACGATTATGTCGTAGTGTCAACAAGTGGCATGGTAAGGTCATACCACCAGAAACTGCCTACATGGATGAACCATGGGAGGTAGAAGCATATGGGACAGAGAAGGAATTGTATGATTCCTATAGAAAATATGAAGCAAATCTTAAAGATTGAGACGTTTTACGTTAAACCACCAGTAAATACAGATGAGATACTCGATAGTCTCGATTGGTATCGTCGTGACGATAGACCTGTACAAGCAGATTTAACCGATTGGAATGTATCTGAGTGTTTCCCTGACTTTTGCCGACAAATTCATGTCCTCTACCCGAACCACAAAATTCAAGATCTTTGGGTTGCGTCCTATGGACGTGGCGATTATGCAGAAACTCATAACCATTCTGATTTTGATTGGTCTTTTGTGTGGTATCTGGATGCCTGTATATCTTGCAATCCGATAAGCTTCCCCAATTTAGAGAGACCATGGTTGCAACATGAGAGAATCTACCCAAGGGTAGGTAGTTTGCATGTGTTCGATGCAGATGCAAAGCATTATGTGTGCCCACACACTTGCTTTGATCATAATCGTGTGGTTGTATCAGGTAATCTTATGAAACGACCACAAGGCAAACTAAACAAAAATCCATTTATTTAAGCATGACACCAGAGCAAAGAGAATTAAATAGCATCTACAACTTTTATAAAGATGCTAAGTATGGTTTTGCTACAAGAGATGGATATTATGCTATACCTGCAGGTGGTAAGAAGTTGGCTTTAGTGCATAATGGTGCTATAATAAAGTATTGCAGAAATGAGCAGAGTGCTCGTAATCTAGTAGATAAACTAAGAAAGAAACGTAAATGAGTAAATGGATTGACATCTATTCTATACCAAGTGGTATAGATGCTGATGTATGTCAGGTGATTCGTAAACAGATGGATAAGGTTGTAGTAATTAAAGGTACAACTGGCGATGAAACTGATGAGAGATCAGATAGTCTTAGATCAGGATATCCTGAGGTACGATCAAGTAAAGTGTCATGGTTACATACAGACAACTGGATCAGTGGTATGATGGCACACTTCATAAATTGTGCTAATATAGAATCATTTGAGTTTGATTTAGTTAGTTGGGGATCTGATATACAATACACAATATATGATGAGGAAGGAGATTGCTATGATTGGCACATTGATGGTCCCCTTCAATCAGCATTCAATCCAAATCATTACAGGAAACTAAGTATTAGTCTATGCCTATCATCTAAAGATGAATATGATGGTGGTGAACTGGATTTAAGAGTGGGAACTTTAGAACGTAACTTTAAAATGGACATGGGTGATGTTATAATATTCCCAAGTGATACATTACATAGAGTAAGACCAATTAAGAGTGGTAAACGAATATCCTTAGTTGGATGGTATGCAGGACCTAAGTTTAAATGAAACCTATTATTAAATATCAAGGCGGTAAGACAAGAGAGTTACCAATAATTAAAAAGTTAGCACCTACACAGTTCGATAGAATCATTGAACCATTCGCTGGTGGTGCAGCGGTATCATTTGCATATGAAAAACCTGCAATACTATGTGATATCAATGAAGCATTGATCAACTTGTATTGTATGGTTCAACAACCAAGTATATTTCATGAGATATTCTCACATGTGAGTTGGTTGAAAACACTAGAGCATAATGATCTAGAGAAAGAGTATTATAAAGCAAGAGATTATATTAATGGGGAAGAACGTGATGCATACACATATGCTATTTCATACATCACAGTAAGACAGTTATGTTTCTCTGGTATGGAGAGATACAATAACGATGGTAAATTCAATGTACCCTTCGGACATTACAAGAAGTTTGCCTGTAACCTAGATTGGAATCACATGAAGTATCTAAAGAACTGTTTGATACTTCATGGATTTCATGATGCATTTGATTATGCATCACATGATGACTGGATCTTTATTGATCCACCATATCGTGATAGGTTAGGATACACAGAAGGTGATGGCGGTGATCTACATGATAACTTAGTGCATCGGATGATCCATACTCAAACTAAATGGTTGTTTATTCATACTGAGTGTGATTACTATAAAGAGAAACTAAAAGATTTTAATATAATAATTAAACCATTTAGTTATGGACAACGGTTCGGTAAGAACAAGAACCATGCCAATGCTTCAGTATCGCACATGTATGTCACAAATTATGATACTGATATGACACTTCATTATGTTGCACAACCTAATTTGTTAGAGATTTGTAACAATGACTTGACAGCAGCATAATAGTATGATAACTTACTAATAGGGAAACAGATGCCTTCGGGTATTTTGTTTCTCGCACCCTAACCTCTCGGCAGCAACTGAGAGTGTCATAAGGATTATCCCCTATAACAATTAAAAAGATCATGAGTTCAAGCTATTTGAAACAGCAGGATCGTATTGTCAACTTAAGAAATCTTATAGATGAACTTGAGCGTGAGAATAAGTTCCCAAAACTAAAGAAAGGAATCAAAAACACCCAAGCTTTAGTAGAAGAAGAGTTAGATCCGTCTACTCTATCAATATCTGAGTTTTATCAGAGACAATTTTCCGTAACTGCACTTAACAGTTACAAGATGTATAACCCACAACTCGTACGTGATGTTGTCGTGGCAGTTAGACCTAAGCAATTAGGAGGTCATAAACTAGTCATTGATGGACAACATACTGCGGGTCTTGCCATTTATAGTGGTGATGTGGAAAAGATTAAGTGCAATGTACTCTATCACCCAGAGGACAGACCTCTTGATGAGTGTATCAAAGTAGAAGGAGAACTCTTCCATGCATACAACACAGCACGTAAAAACCCAACACTAATTGATAAGTATCGTGCAGGTTTATGTTTCGATGACCATGATGCAGTGAGATTCCATAACAATCTATTGACATGTAACTTACAGGTTGATGGATTAGGTGATCTTGATGGTGATAGTTTAGCATCAGCAGGTGCAGCACGTTTTGACAAGTGTGTCAAACAGTTCGACAATAAGGATGTTGACTTTAAATCTGAGATAGTCAGAGCAGTTAACTATATCCGTGGTACATGGGGTACACCACCTAAAACATCAGTTAAGGATGATGATGGTAACGAGATAGTTACTAAGTTCAAGTATCGTGATGATCTCATCCATGGATTGACCACATTACTCGTCCTTATCAGTGTTGGAAGAAACAAGAACTGCAAGAGATTAACTCAACAGCAGAAAGATGACTTCCAAGAGTGGTTAACAACTGAAGCACACAAGAAGGCAAATCAGTTCT